GTGGCAGACCAAGGATGTATGGGCGGCGAGCGTTGACCAGGGCAAGCGCTACGCCGAGCGGTGGTGCGCGGCCAGGCTCTACCCAGAGATGCGGCTGCGAGCCGCTGTGGCTCGGATGGTGGACGGCTCCCCGGGGGAACCTCTGCCGCCGCTGCCCGGCCTGCCGCCGACACCCGAACAGCTGCAGCAGGCCCGCCGTCTGGCCGAGGCGGGGGCGAAGGAGCTGGAGCGAGTCAAGGAAGCGCTGGCGCCAATCCGCCCGCCAGCGGCAAAGAAGCCCAGGGCGAAGGACCCGCAGAAGACGCGGGTGAGGGCGGCGCTGCGGGACCTGCGGCACGGGGTCTGAGGTAGCCGTAACCGCTCCGCAACGAGAAACGGCGCCAAGCCACACAAGGGTTTCAGGGCGCCGTTGCAGATGGTGTTGCGGAGCGGGAATCATGGCGAAAGCCTTGTGCCGCAATGGTTCTTCGTCAGACTTTTAATCTTTTGGTCGATGGTTCGAATCCATCACGGCCCACCATATGCACCAAGGGTTTCAGCCCTTCCCCCGCGCTCCGCAAAATATCGACCGCTCCGCAATTCACTTCGTCGGGCTGGTCAGCGCACCGCGGCGCTTCCGGACATAGATCTCTGTCGTGGTCACCGACTGGTGGCCCAGCTGCTGCTGTGCCTGGCGAATGTCGCCGGCCGAATCGGCCTTGTCGGTGCCGGCCTTGGCCCGCAGGTCGCGGAACTGAAATTGGTCCTTCGGTATGCCGGCGCGTTCGCGGGCCTTATCGAAACGGTAACGCAGCGCGTCCTTGCCGATCGGCAGCCAGTCCTCGCCCAGCAGCAGCCGGGTACTGATCGGTGCATCGTCCGGGCGCTTCCTGGACAGCAAGCGGTCGATCAGCACCTTTAGCTCGCCGGTGATGGCGATGCGCATCTGCATCTTCGTCTTGCCCTGGCGCAGCACCAGCACGCCGTCCCTGATGTTGCGCCGGTCCAGCTCGCGCACGTCTGCCGGGCGCTGGCCGGTCAGGTAGGCAAGGTCCATCGCATCTTTCAGCACCTGGTCTGCGGCGTCGTAGACCCGCTGCAGCACGTCGTCCTCCACGTACACGTCGCGGCCGTCTTCCCGGTTGCGGTTCACGCCGGCGCAGGGGTTCGGCAGGTCGGTGTAGCCCTTCTTGCGGCACCAGTTCCAGAGGTGTGACAGCAGCGATTTCTCGCGGTTCGCGCTCACCGGTGCATCGCGGCGCCACTGCAGGTAATTGAACACGTGCGTCGGGCGGATGGCGTCGAGCGGGCCCGGCGGGTCATCGAAGAATTTCAGCAGCGTCTCCAGCTCGCGCAGATTCGCCTTGCGCGTGCCCTCTGCTTTGGTCGGGATTACCTCTATGCGGTAGCGCTCGGCGGCCTGCCGGAACGTCAGCTTCGCGTCGGTCGGGATCGTCGTCGCGCGCTCGAGCTCGGCCCACTTCTGGATGGCCAGGCCGTAATCGCTGCCGAGCGCAGTTTCCTTGCGCGGCTTGCCGCCGTGGTCGTAGTAGTAGTGCACCACGCCGGATTTCTGCTTCCGGGGGCGGAACCGGGGGATAGCCCCCGGCTTTTTCGGCTTCCTTCCCATTACGCTGCTGCCTTGTTCGGTTTCCAGTCGGTCGCCGGCGGCGTCTTCGGCTCCGGCTTGCCCTCGATCGCGGACCACAGCACCACTGGCCACCCGTGGGCGTCCAGATAGTGTCGGATCCCGTTGTTGCGCAGAAACTCAGCCTGTCCCTTGCGCCTCGGCGTGCGGCACAGGGCCTTGATATCGTCCCGCGACAGGTAGGGGCTGTCTGCCATGTTGTCCTCCTTCAGTTCGTGGCCAGCGCAGCGCGGAGCTGCGGCCATGCGGCCTTGTAATCGGCGATGAAATCCGCAGGGAAGCTGGAGCGCCAGCCGCACCGGCAGCGGAACTGCTCGCCGTCCCAAGTGGTGCGGGGCATGCCGGCTGTGCAGCGATCCTCGCCGCAGTACGGCGTGTAGCCCTCACGCGTCAGCAGGTTGTTGCGGACAATGCTGGTCATGCGGCGCACCTCCGCCAGCACCAGCGCAGCCCTGCGCGCGCGGCGCGGCATGCGCGGCTGATCGCCCACAGGGTGGCCAGTCCTGCCAGGAACCCGACCATGGCGAACACGTGGACCATTGCAGCGGTGAGCAGCTGGTCAGCCATTGCTGCCTTCCTTCTGCAGTTGCCGCAGCAGTCGGCACAGCTCAGGCACAGCCCCCGGGCTGATGACGATGTGCCTACCTTCCTGCTCCAGGACGATCATTCCGCCACCATCCACCGATGCTCCGATGGCGACCTCGTTGAAGCCGTTCTCGTCCGTGGGCTGAAACAGGACGTGCGGGTTGTTGAAGAGTTTGGTGATCATTTGCCCACCGCCTTGCCGTCGATCAGGGCCAGCAGTTCGCGCAGCTTGCTCCCGATTTCTACGTGGGTGGCGAAGTCAGCCGAACGAGCGGCGTATGCAACCGCCTCGCGGAACTGCCCCAGGTCCACGGCCTGCGCGGGGGCGGCGTACAGCTTGGTTCCAGCAGGCTGCGGGATGTGCCACTCGACCTCACACCACGGCATGCCACTCGCGTACTTCCCGGAGTGGACCGTGCCCACCGGCTCCCCCACCGGCTGGCGGGCGGCGACTATCAGCTTGCAGTGAACGCAGATGTGGCCGTCCGGGTGCACCTCGAACGTAGTGTGGCGGCACTCGGCGCAGCGCTCAGGCGCATCCTGACCACCCGGGGAGGGCTGGGCGGAGAGGGCGGCGCCCAACACTGCCACGTCTTCCGGATTGCACGGCGGCGGATACGCGGTCAGGTGAGCATGCAGTCGTTTCAGGGCTGCCTGATCCCCCAGCCTCACCCTCCCACCGGGCTGCACATCCGCCAGGGTCTTGTTGTCGGTGGTCATGCTGATGCTCCCTTGTTCGTGCGGCTGTCGTGGCCGCCCTCGACCACCTGGCGGCGGCTGATGGTGGATCGGTCGATGGGGCTGTTGCCGAGGATCTGGACCTTGCCGCCGGCTGCTTCCCAGCGGGCAACGTCGTCGGCGATCTCGGCCCGCTGGCGGTTCTTCTCGGCCTGCGTGGCAAGGTCGAAGGTCGGCTGTACGTGGATGCTGGTCATGCGCCTTCTCCCGTGGCCTTGGCGATGGCAGCGCGCAGTGCGGTGATCGCGTCTGCCACTTGCGTTGGGCCACCCTCGATGGTGTCGATAGTTGAAAGCGCGGCATCCAGCAGATCCGGCGCGGCGGCGATCAGGCGGGCGTTGGCGGAAGCTGGTTCGTCATCACTCCAACAGCCTGACGCACTCCTGCATTCGCCAATCGCAGACTTGTGATTCTTCGTTCCGATGTACCGTCCATGCGCGAACCACGGCCCCGGCGTGTGCTTACTGCTCATGCAATGCTCCTCATAGGCTCGCGGCGCACAGGCCCGTGCCACAGTTGGACGACGTTGTTGATGCGGACCTGCAGCGGATCGGCGCGCAGGGGGCCTCGCGCTTGCCGTTGACCAGCGGGAAGAACCGCAGCGGCAACCGGGCCGCGCACTTCGTGCAGGTCTTCATGGCCGGCCCACCTTCATCAGGCTGGCCCAGGTGAGCGGGTGGGCCCGGCGCTTGATCCGCTCGTATGCGGCGTCGTTGGATATACCCAGGATCTCGGCCACCTGCGCGGTGGTGTAGCGCTTGCCCTCGATGACGTGGGCGTACAGCTGGGCGCGCGCGAGGCCGGCACGGCGCAGACATTTGGCGTGGCTGGGGTAGATCGTCACGTCCATCAAGCCGCCTCCTGGTGGTGGTCACCAGCGCGCAGGGACTGCTCGAACCCGTCGACCATCTGCCGGAACTGCTCCAGGTCGGTGCGCATCTTGGCGATGAACGCCTCGTCGCGGTCGAAGCGGCGCCACCACAGCTGGCGGTTCGCCGAGGCCAGGGCCGGGCAGTACAGCCCGATGTGCCACCACTCGCGGTCGGTCAGCCACATGCAGCCCTGTGCCTGCTCGAACACCTCGCTCGCATCGTCATCGATGTGGAAGGCGCGCAGTTTCTCCGGGTTGATGAACGCCTTGTACTCGCTGCCGCCGTCCTCGCCGATAAAGCCGTCGGCCGAGCAGCCGTAGTTGCCGCAGTCGCTCAGGACGAACCCGGCGCGCTTCACCAGCAGGCCGGACTGCACCTCATGCTCGGCGCGGGCAAACGGCTCCAGTTCGTGGCCGCGGCGCATGGCGTAGGTCTCGAACCCCTCGTCCAGCGGCTGACCGCTGATGCGCTCGACGGCCAGGCGGAAGGCGTAGTTCTTCGACGCCTCACTGAAGTCGCCAATGGGCTCACCGGCCAGCGCCTTCTCGATCACCGCCGACTTCGGCACGACCTTGTAGCTGGCCGCCTCGGCAGCAGCCTTGGGCGCCATGCCGGCCAGCACCGAATCCACGTAGGCGCGCTGCTGGTCGGTCAGCTCGCCCACACGCGAGCGCGCAGTGGCGAACATGCTGGCGGTGATGACGCCGGCACGTGCGTTGTGCCACGCGTCGCTGCCCTGGTCGCAGTGGATCAGCCTCACGGGGCGATCTCCTCTGCCTCAGCGCGCTCAGCCTCAGCCTTCAGCGTCTCGTGGCCCGACTGGCCGATCATCTTGCGCTGATCGGGGCTCAACTTGCCCCACGCGTCGGCATAGGCGTCCAGACCGGCCGTCGCAATCTCCTGGAGGCTCGCGTACAGCGCCTGGCGCTCGGGCGTGTCCTCCGGCTCGGCTGGCAGCTGACGGGTGTTGCTGGCCGGCGCTCGTTCGGCGCGTACAACCTCGCCTTCGATGATGCGCTCGGCCTCGTCCTGCTCGTAGATGCCGACGAACCCGAATGCCAGGCGCGCGCACTGGATCATCGCCTTGTGGCGCAGCATGCGGCGCGGATGGGACTGCCACGGGCCAGCGTTGGAGCGGCGGCACTCGGCCATGTACTCGGTCACGCGCACCGGGCGGCTACGGTCCTTGCGGTAGATCGAACAGGTGCAGCTCTGCTCGTCCTGTTCGAAGTCCATGCCGTCGAACTGAGCGTGCGAGTTGATGATGCGCGACCAGCCGTCGACGCCGACCACCGGCACGATGCCGTTGTTCTTGTCCGGGAACGCGTAGATTTCCTTGGTCCACGGGTTCAGGCCGTACTGGTTCGCCACCACCAGCAGGGCCGTCATCTGCGCGTCGGAGACCTGGCCCTTGAAGGCGGTGGCCTTCAGTACGGCGACAAGCTCCTGCGCGTCGGCGGCGCCCATGTTCAGGGACGTGGCGAGGCTCTTGGTTTGCGAGAGAACGAGGTTGCTCATGGCTGCTCTGCTGGTAGGTTGAATGGGTGCCGGCGTCGTGGAATCACGGCCGGCGCGGGGCCCGTGAGGGCGGGGGAATGCGTTACGCGGCCAGGTCTTCCTGCTGCGCAGGAGCGCTGGGCGGCGTGAGGGTCAGGCGCACATCACCGCGGCGCCATGCAGAGATCAGCTCGGCGTCTTCGTTCTCGTCCAGCAGCACCGAGACGGTGAAGCCCATGGCCACGCTGCCGCCTTCGAGCGGCTTCCAGGTGATCTTTTTCACCTTGGCATCGGCGAAAAACACCGGCTCGATGTGGTCCATCAGGGAGCCGATGTTCAGCTCGTAGCCTTCGAACTTGCCGGTGATGTCCTG